CATTCACCATTGACAAGGCAACTGTTACTGCTCGTAGCCGTGCCCTCAAGGCTGAATACACAACTGAAATGGCTCAAGACCTCAAGGCTGTTCACGGTCTAGATGCTGAGTCTGAACTCGCTAACATTCTCTCCGCAGAGATTCTTGGTGAAATCAACCGTGAAGTCATCCGTACCATCTATGTCACCGCTATCCGTGGTGCCCAGCACTCTGACCTACATGCCGCAGGTAACTACGACATGTCAATGGATGCTGATGGTCGCTGGTCAGTCGAGCGTTGGAAGGGTCTTCTTTATCAAATCGAGCGTGAAGCGAACCAAATCGCTCTCGAAACTCGCCGTGGTAAGGGTAACATCCTCATTGCTAACAGCAATGTAGTTTCCGCACTCGCACTAACTGGTCAACTTGACACTGGTCTTGCTGCCGCTGGCCCAACTCCAG